AGTTGCTTGATCTTCTTGACATCCACCTGCAGCACCAGCTTCTTGACGATAAAGACTTTGCCATCCCTTCCGGCGGAGCCGCTGCCGTCTCCAGCGTCTGCTTCCTCGCCTGTGCTGCCGCCCAGGCGGACCGGCTTGGGAGCATCCTGCTGGAGGCTGACCCTGGCTCCCTCCAGACCCTTGGTGATTGCGTTGGCCGGAGCATCCTCCGCCAGGGTCACACCCTCGGCGAAGGTGGTCATGGTCTTTTTGCCGCTCAGAGTCAGGGTGCTCAGGGGACCCTCCTTGGCATCGGAGTGGGGGAACAGGTTGCTGATCTTCCCAAAGATGCCCTTGACCGCGTTGATGGGCGCCATCGCCACGGACTTGATACCGTCGACGAAGGTGGTCACGAGCCGCCGTCCGGCTTCACCGAACCATGCGATCTTCTCGCCGATCCAGTCCATGATAGACTGAAAGCCCTGCTTCAGCCACTCAAGTCCTGCCGTGATTTTGGAGCAGGCGGTGTCCCAGGCGTTCTGCAGGAACGCGGTCACGCTGTCCCAGTTCTGCCAGAGCAGGATGAGGGCGGCGATCAGCGCAACGATACCAATGACAACCCATGTGATGGGATTTGCCAGCAGTGCCGCTGTGAAGGACCACACAGAGGCAATCAACCCGGGCATGGCGGTTACAGCGGTCACAACCGCCTGCCTCGCCATGCTGACCAGACCGAGCGCCATGTTCTTCAGGGCCGTCACGCCGGAGACCACCGCTGTCTTTGCCATGCCGGCGATCCGCAGCGTCACGTTTTTGACCGCGGTGACGGCGGTGCTTCCCGCTGTTCGGATCCTGTTAAAACCGTTTCGGATCGCGTCGCCCGCTTCCATGCCGTACAGGGCTATGGTCTCAAACAGGTCCGGCAATCCCCGGATGACGCCGATGAAGCCTTTGACCAGTCCGGCGGTCTTGGTGAAAACGATCCCCACGCCGCCGACTACGGCGATGCAGGTGCCCGCCACAGCCAGGAAGCCGCCCAGGGTCAGGGCCGCAAGGAGGATGATCCGGACAAGGTTCTGGTGGTTCTCTACCCACTCCGCGCCCTTTTGGATGACGCCGGCAGCGCCTTCCATCAGGTCGTTGACCACAGGGAGCAGTGTGCTTCCCGCCGCTTCGGCGACGTTGTGGAGCTGCTGCTGGAGCCGTTCAAATTTCTCCGGCTCTGTCTCGTTCATGGCGGACGCCATTTCTGAGGCCACAGCTGTGCCCTGCCCCATGGCGTCGTACAAGCTCAAAACATTGTCCTGCAGCTCTCCGGTCTTACTGTACAGCAGATCAATGAGATCTACGGCCTCATCGGTGCCGAATGCCGTGGCGATCTCCTGCTTCTCGATGGCGTCGATGGTGTCGCCGTACTTTCCACGCAGCAGATCCAGGATCTCCGGCAGGCTCTTGATCTGGTTGTTGGCGTCCACGAACGCCAGCCCCAGTTCTTCGCCGCCCTTCGCCGCAGACTGGATGAAGGCCGCGTATTTGGTGCCGGCTTCCGAACCGCTCATGGTGGCCTGAAGCATCCCCAGGACAGACAGCTGCTCTTCCAGCGGGACTTTTGCGTTAGTAGCCGAAGCGCCCAGACTCTCAATGGCCGCAGCCATTTCCGATCCGGTCGTTTTGAACTGCTGGACGGATTTGGAGATCCCGGCTGAGAACATCTCTCCGAACTCCAGATCCGTCAGATCGTCGTAGAAGCCCTTGTAAATGCCGTAGCCTGTGGCAAACAGGCTCGTCATCTCGCCGACTGTGGATTTGGTGGCCTTGCCTGTCAGGGCGGCCAGGGTGGTGAAATCGGCCACGCCCTCGTCTGTCAGAGAGGCGATGCCG